CTACCGACATCACACCAAGAAATCTTAAGAACTTAAACAAGCGAGTCAATGATGATGACTTTACTGGTGGAGATAAGCTAGATAAAGCTATTGAGGAGCAAAGAAGGATTAAGAAAATGATGAAAAACAAAAAGGGTAAAGCATAATGGCACACAAGAAAGGATCTAAATGTGGCTGCAAGCATGGAGGTAAGAAACGCTGATGGGTAAATTATGTCCACGTGGTAAAGCAGCTGCCAAAAGAAAATTCAAAGTATACCCATCCGCATACGCTAACGCCTACGGTGTAAAGGTATGTAAGGGTCAAGTCAAAGCTGGTGGCAAGAAGAAGACTGCCCCCGGTTATAGCAAAGCAAAAAGAAGATGAGCTTACGTAGATGGTTCCAAGAGAAATGGGTCGACACCAAAACTGGTAAGCCCTGTGGCAGACAGAAAGGTGAGAAGCGTAAAGGCTACCCAGCTTGCAGACCATCTAGACGTGTGTCATCTAAAACACCTAAGACTACAGGTGAGATGTCTAAGGGCGAGAAGTCCAAGTTTAATAGAACTAAGACAAGTAGTCGACGTATACCGTACAATCACAATAGACGGAAACTATCCGTCCGTTCATCCCGAAAGAAAAAGTAGGGACGCATGACACCCAAGCATGGAACGGGGCTTGGATATATGGAGATTACCATGACTGTAACATTCGTATATCGTGGCATCAAGTACACAAGAGTAATCGGTTAAGGCCGTACAGGGAGGTTCAAGTCCTCCCATCTCTATTGGCGAGAGCCCTCTAAGGAGGATACCTTGAGCCGTCTAGACGGTGGGATAGACCACAAAAATGGCCAAAAAAAATTCAGATCTGAGAAACGTAAATCAATATCATTCTTAGAAATGGCACAACAAAATTCAACATTGACCACTAGCATAACAGCTCCGGGTCAATCGAACTCAGCTGGAGACAAGAGGGCGTTATACCTTAAATTGTTTTCCGGGGAAATGTTCAAAGGCTTCCAAAGGAACACGATAGCACGTGACCTTATCATGAAGAGAACACTTACAGCTGGTAAGTCACTTCAGTTCATCTTCACAGGAAGAACAACAGCCGAGTATCATACACCCGGCAACAGCATACTAGGTAACTCCGACGGAGCACCTCCAGTAGCTGAAAAGACAGTGACTGTTGACGATCTATTGATCTCCAGTGCATTTGTCTATGAACTTGACGAGACACTTGCTCACTACGACCTACGTGGTGAAATTTCTCGTAAGATCGGATACGCTCTTGCAGAGCAGTATGACAGAAAAGCTTTCAGAGCTATCACAAAGGCTGCAAGACAAGCTTCACCAATCACGAAGTCTAGCTTCAAAGAGCCCGGTGGAACACAGATTCGCTTGAATAAAACAGGCACAAACGATGGTAGTGCTGCATACGATTCAACCGCTTTAATTAACGGTTTCTATGACGCTGCCGCTGCACTCGACGAGAAGGGTGTAGGACAAGAGGGTAGAGTAGCTGTACTCAACCCAAGACAGTACTATGAACTTATCCAGAACATAGAGACTAACGGCTTAATCAACCGTAACGAGAGAGGAGATGCGTTACAAACAGGTAACGGAATCATTGAAATAGCTGGTATCACCATCTACAAGTCAATGAACATTCCTTTCTTTGGCAGATTCGGTACTAAGTTTGGTACTGCATCTAACACAAACCCCGGTGTTACAGACCCCGGAGCAACTGGCGACTTCGTAGAAGTTGTTATGCAAGATGAGACTGCTGGTACATCAACAACAAAGACTGTTAACTCTTATGGTAACGGTACTTCTGCGTTCGAGAACAGCTGTGGTCTTGTTTTCCAAAAAGAAGCTGCTGCTTGCGTTGAAGCAATCGGCCCACAAGTTCAGACAACATCTGGAGACATCTCAGTGGTATACCAAGGTGATGTAATCCTAGGTCGTCTAGCTATGGGTGTAGATGCACTTAACCCTGCTGCTGCTGTTGAGTTTGTAGCTGGTGTGGCAACAAGCCGCAACGCTGCTGGCGAAGCAACAACTGTTGGAAACGCTGCTTTCTAACTTACACATTATACGGAGGCTTCGGCCTCCTTTTTTATTATGGCTCTCACAACAATTGACACCGATACAAACCTATCCGCAGTGAACTCAATACTGGGGGCTATCGGACAAGCACCAATAACAACACTAACTGAAGATGTCAGTCCCGGTGTATCACCGTTTGACAACCCAGAAATAGCTTTCGTATTTAATTTACTTCGCGACGCTAATGTAGATACACAAGCTGAAGGCTGGCATTTTAACACAGAAAAACATGTAAAAGTCACACCAGACGAAACAACAGGTAAAATAGCAATAGATGCTAATATACTATCCATGGATTTACATGATAATCAAGCACGTCGTACTCGTGACTTTATACGTCGTAATGGATTTTTATATGACAAAATTAAACATACAGATGACTTTTCAGATGTAACTAGCTTTGATCTTGATATAGTTAGAATGTATGAGTTTGCAGATCTACCTATTGTTTTTAGAAGATACATCACATACAGAGCGTCTAGACAGGCAGCTACACAATTAGTAGCAAACCCTAACTTAGTTAAACTCTTAGCTCAACAAGAAGGTTTAGCAAGAGCTGCTCTTATGGAGTATGAATGTAATCAGGGCGATCATAGTATGTTTGGCTTTGAGGACGAGTCTTCATATCAAACCTATCAACCTTGGAGAAACCTTAGACGATAATGGCAGGCATAACACAAACGATACCACAATACGCACTAGGTATGTCAGAACAGCCTGACTCCTTAAAATTTCCCGGTCAAGTAAAAGAAGTTACTAATGCAATACCAGATGTAACAAAAGGTTTATTTAAAAGACCGGGCTTAAAGAGAGTGGATACATCAGCAATAACTGGTGATAATGGAGGTGCTGGCGGCACTAGACAGTTTTCTACTGATGAAGGTAAGTTAAAAGATTTACAAGATAGTGGAGCATACTTTCACTATTTTCGTGATGAAACAGAAGGATCATATATAGGACAGATAGCTTCTGATGGAGAAGTACGAATCTGGCGTTGTAGTGATGGTAAGAAAATGACTGTCAACTATGGTACAGGTGGTGCTACTGCACTCAAAGCATATCTAACTACAAGTGATCCAGAAAATTTACAGACTCTTACAATCAACGATACAACATTTGTTTGTAATAGAGATACGTCAAGAAGTGAAACAGCTGTAGGACTTACAGGCTCGACTGATGCAAGACCTGACGATCACTTTGCTTTGATTGAACTTCTTAGAGCAGAGAACGGTAGACAGTATGGTCTAAATATTACAAACGGTACAGATGATGCTAGTCGAAATGTAACACTTAAACGTGCTACAAGAATTAGAATCAAGAGTCAAACACTAAATGAAGCAGTAGGCGGAGGCGAGTGTCTAGGTATAGGTACAGAGGTTTTTGATATATCTACAGATGCTAGTGCAGACCTAGTACCAACAGGAACTGTTAATACCTCTAATGAAACTATAACTAAAACGGCTCACGGGTTTGATACTGACACTATTCTATTGTATCACTCTGGTGGTGGTATTAGTATGCAAGATACCAATAACACCTTTTCAGATAATCGTGATCTTTATGTAAGTAAGGTTGATGCTAATAACTTTAAACTTAAGTTTGGGCCAACTGCTAATACAACGAATACCTTAGATTTAAACAATGCTGGTAGTGGTAGTCAAATACTACGTCGAGCTGAAAAGGGTATAGTTATAGGTGCAGATGGTAATTTAAAATATAGTAATCAGAAAAAGAATCTTGTCTTTCGTATATCTACATTAGGTCAACAAGGTAACGCTAATAATAACTCTGGTGATTTTGTTTGTAGTTATCAGCCCGAAGTTACACTACTACATGGTGGCGAAGGCTGGGAAACTGGAGATCAGATAACTGTAGCAATGACTGGACAAGGTTTTGGTGGAGGTGGTACAAACTCTGGTGGTGACGATAGTCGAGTAGCTGTTTATACTATTGAAGTGACTGACCACGAAGAAACTGTGGTACAGGCTAAATATGGTGGAGCTAACACTGGTCTTATACGTCCAGCTGTTACACCATTTGATTCTGATACAACTGTTACATCAGATACTATATTAGCTGGCATGAAAACTGCTATAGAAGCTATTAGTGGTAGCCCTATCACTGCTAAGATTATAGGTACAACCATGTATCTATCTAGTGCATCAACGTTTAATATCGAAGTGGTTGAAGAAGATTTGATGCGAGTCATGCAAGACTCAACAAACGATGTTACTAATCTGCCAAACCAGTGTAAACATGGTTATATAGTACAAGTCAAGAACGCACGAATGGCAGATGAAGATGACTACTATCTACGTTTTGATGGGCAGAATGGTAATGACGGTACTGGAGCTTGGTCTGAATGTGCTAAACCGGGTATAGATAAAAACTTTACAAACATGCCTATTGTTATACAACGTACAAGTGTTGCAGAAACATTTGAAGTAAAACAATTTGCCTATCAAGATCGTAGAGTTGGTGATGATAATACTAATCCATTACCTTCATTTATTGAAACTAGCGATGGTCAGCCTAAATCTAATAGCAATACTTTTGTTGGAAGAATAAACAAAGTTTTATTTTTTAGAAACAGACTTGCATTTTTATCAGGAGAAAATGTTATATTATCTAGACCGGGTACATTAGGTAAACCAGACTTCTTTGTTGTCTCAGCGTTAACTACAGCTGCAAGTGATCCTATAGATATATCAGCTGCCTCCATGTTTCCTTCAGAGTTATTTGATGGTATTGAGATCAGTGCTGGTCTGGTTGTATTTAGTACTAACCAACAGTTTATACTTACATCAGATGATACTGTGCTGAACCCTGATACAGCTAAGTTGAAAAGTATATCTACATTTAATTATAATAAGAATATACCTCCTATATCTCTAGGCACAACTCTAGCATATATAGACAACTCAGGTAGGTTTAGTCGACTTAACGAGATGGCAAACGTACAAAGAGAAGGTGAACCTGATGTAGTAGAGGTTAGTAAAACTGTACCAACACTCCTACCAAAAGAAATAGATTTACTTACAAACTCGAGAGAAAACTCTATAATATTAATTGGTAAAACAGGGTCAAATGAGGTATCAGGTTATAAATACTTAAATATAGCTGATAAAAGGCAGCAGGCTGCATGGTTCAAATGGAAGTTTAACAGACCAATCAAGTATCACTTTATTATAAATGATGAGTATTTTGTTCTTGATACGGATAAATACTTACAAACAATGCGAATTGTACAGACTGAAAACGACCTTTCTATAACTCAAGAAGATGTCAACTACCCCCTTCATTTGGATAATTATGTTCCTCTACACGGTGGTACTTATAATGCAAATAATAACACCACAACCTTCACTGGTGTGGACTGGTTAGATCAGATTAGTAGTACAGAATATAGCCTAGCTGTTATAGATGCAGAATCTGGAACTAGCAATGATAGACTTGTAAGATACCAAGCACCGGGGGCAAGTGGGACTACACTAACTCTTATTGGTGACTGGGCAACAGGTGTTACATCTAGTAACCCTCTACATGTAGGATATGTCTATGATTACGAAGTTAAGTTTCCTACGTTCTTTCCTACAAGAACTGACCAAACTACTGTTAGATCTGATATTAACTCATCGTTAGTATTACATAGAATTAAGTTACACTTTGGTAAGATAGGACAATACAGAACCACACTAAAACGTGTAGGTAAACCAGATTACACCGAGGTATACGAATCATCTATTTTAGATAACTATGATGTAAACGCTGCACCATACCTTGAAGAGTATATCAAAACCGTACCTGTGTACGAAAGAAATGTAAACGTGGACATAATATTAAAATCCACACACCCTGCCCCTGCAACCCTACGTGGTTTGTCTTGGGAAGGAGACTATTCACCCAGATTTTACAAACGTGTCTAATTATATACACCCAATCACATTGGAGGCTGCCGCTCAGGTTGCCTCTAATCTCCGTCCAGATGACCGCAGAGAGGTCGAAGAAGGCCATGGGATACCATCAGCCCTCTTACCCTCTTTGATGTCTCAGAATCCCTCCTACGTGTATTTTACAGTGCCTGACGGCAAGACTGCTGGCATGGCCGGAGTAGGAAAAGAAGGTGACATATGGATGCTTTGCACTCCAGATATACACCGATACCCGATTACATTTGCAAGAGAGGCCAAACGGTATGTCGATAGCCGTACTGAGCCCCTCCTCTGGAATATAGTCGACAGTAGAAACACAGCTCATTTAAAATTGCTGAAGTTTCTAGGTTTCAAGTTTTTACGTAAGTTGAAACATGGGCCGAACAACATAACATTTATTGAATTTTGCCGTGTGCGTAGACGCTAATGCTGGGATTAGAGCCCAAGCTAGACAAGAAAAGCTAAAAAAAGACGCTTTATACAAACAAGAAGCTCTTAAATTCTTTAACAAAGAAACTACCTTAGAAAGAACACAAGACGCTAACGTCATCGGTTACTCTCGTGATCTTAGTGATGCTTATGCAAAAGCTGTAGCTGAAGTAGGTCAAGGTAGAAAACAAGTCGAAGATGCTACAAGAGCCTACCTATCTACTATACCTGTAGATGAAGGCGGTAGATCTACAAGATTTGGTAACAAAAACTTACAACTATACTTATCTAAACGAGCAGAGGTCGATGGCGTTATAGATAACATACTAGGCCGTAACATGGCTTATGTACAAGAAGGAGCAAGACGCAAGTTCTTACTCAGTCAAAGCGAAGCAAGAGAACAACTAGGTATACCTCCATCATATGGTGCACCAGTTATGCTACCTCCAACAAACAGACTTGGTGGTGCGTTACAAGTTGCTGGCCAAGTAGTTGGTATTGCTAGCGGATTAGACAGTCTAGGATTTTTCGGATAAATTATGACATCATCATTCGGTAATATACTGGGAACACAACGGGATAAGATTCCCGTTTCCCCTGTCGATAACTACCAAAGAACAGACGTTGACTTAACAGAACAGGTCAACAATGAGATTGATAGAAACAAAGAAGATACAAAACGTTTCTACGATCAAATGAAAGAGATCGAAAGATTACGTGCTAATCAATTCTTTGAAAATCTAGATGCTTTAGGCGGCCTAGTCAGTAACGTTGCTCAGTTTCAAAAAACAAGAGAAGCTAACCAAGCTGCACGTGAACTAAGAGAAGCTGGTAAAAAAGTTTACAAAACTAAGTTCGGTGACTTACTTAATAATAATCTTTTAAAAGAAGGTGTATTAAATTCTGAAGAAACAGCTTATCTTACTGAGCTATCTAAGAATGATCCAAAAATATTAGCTATACTAAAAGCAAGAACTAAGAATACACAAAACGAAGTTGGTATTAAACAGCTAAAAGATAATATAGAAACTACAGCTCTATCAGCATTTGGTACGTATGCAGAAGATAATAATGTATACGACCAAGACTCTTTAGAAAAAGCTTCAGAGATACTACTCAATGGAGAGGATGCTTTATATACACAAGCAATACTAAATGCTAATGCTTTGGGTATACCAGTAGACTCACGTGAATTTAGACAGTATTTTATAAAAGAGTTATATCCTAAGATTCAAAAAAGAAAAGAAAAGTTATTATCTACTTGGGATACAATAAGCACTAGAAACTATGAGAGTCGTAGACAGACTAAGATAGATGACTACATAACTGATAGCTACTTGTCTATTACAGATACATATAAGCCGAAGTTTGGTGATCCAGAAATTGGTATCATTACAAGAATCAAGAATGATCTACCAGACATAGAGACAGATAAAGAAGCTTTATTTTATTTAGCTACACGTACAGCTGACTTAGCTATAGAGGGTGAGCTTGATGCAACAGCTATTGAGTTTCTACTAAACGAAGCTGAGTTTACTAACAAATCTACAGGTAAAACTGTATTTGGTTTGACTAACTCTGGTATAGGTACAAACGCCGAAAGAAGAATAGCAACCGACTATCTAAATAATGCACTAAATAAAATAAGAATAAATCCAGATGCAAAACTAACAACTATAAGAGCTAACTACCGAGTTAAGATACAAAAATATTTAGCAGAAAACAATGGTGTGTTAGATCCCGGACAAAAACTTGTATTTGAAGCGAACTATCGTCAAGAATTAAAGGAAAATGGCTTACCTGTTGACTCAGCTCTTCCGCAAGAATTATTAACTGATGAGTCATCTGGTGCAGGCACTGAAGGATACTCAAATAGAGTTGGTAAGCCTGACACTTTAGCATCAGCTATAGATATAACTGCTGACTGGGTTCAGAAAAAACGAGAGGCTGGTCTTAATATTACAGCACTAAATAGTATAGAAAATCGTGAAGCTGAAAGAGCTCTGGGTGATCTTAGAGATAAGTTCAATAAATTTATGTCTAGTGATATAAATGCAACACTAGATGATTTTATAGCTAAGGTTTACCCAACAGTTCTTGCAGATCTTGTAGCTGGTAATTATGCACAGAAGTATAGCGGACTACTAGCAACCACTGGTCGAGACATACAGAATGATAGAAACGTACTTAAGTTAGACATACCCGGTACACTTGGTAAACAAGACTTTGTATCATTACATGAAAAGCGTGCACTGGATCAATATGTTGAATATGTTGACAGTGAGTACCAAAAACCTTTTCCTAAATATTTTAGAGAAATAACAAAGGGTACGAATATTAGTGCTCACAAGTATGCTCTTGAAAGACTTAAAAATACAGGCGGTATGGATGCAAACAATAGATTAGCAAAAGATGCTATGGATCGTTATGATCTTACCGAAGAAGATAAACAGTTTATACTAAACTTTGCTAATACTACTAAGAATCTTAATCTTCTAAACAGCGATCCTGATAGAAAGATTGAATCAACTATGCTTACTATATTTAAAGATGCAGCTGGTAATCCAGACGTAGGATCATACAGAATACGTCGAGATCTAAATAGAGGATCTGCATTTGATAGAATTAGAAAAGATGGTGACAGCAAAACTGTTAGAGAGATCTTTGAGATTGCTAAGGCAGGCGGTGAGGACTTTGGACTTTTTAAGTTTAGTGGGTCAGAAATTAAAGAACTTGTTAAGTCCGGATCAGTTAGACTAGATGAAACCTTTGATGAAGATACACAAAAATTTATGGTTCTTGGACTTATGAGAATACAAGCCAACAAAAGCAATAGCATTATGGGTGCTGTCACAGAAGGTAGAGACTGGCGTAGATTGACAAATCTATCAACAGCAGAGCAGCAAGCAATATTACAATTTTTTCCTAACCTTAGAGGTATGCCAAACAATCAGTTTCAAGAATTGCAAGCTGATGTAGCTGAGGCTGTACTAAACATCGTAAACAAACAGTAAATTATGACGGATTCCGCAGGCAGATACTCGGATGTACAGGTTGACGAAGAATACCTAGATGATCTAGGAGATCAAGTCGAACAAGCTACAGACGATTTTAGACAAGAAGTACTTGCAGATGAACTCGCCGAACAACAACTACAGCAAGATGAACAAAAAGCTGTAGATGTCCAATATGACCCACGTAACTCAGATACATGGGGTGCTAAGGCACTAATAAAAGAAGGACAATCTATTTTGTCAGGCGGTTTGCAAGATACCGCATCCTCGATTGCTACATTTCCAGAGCGTACAGTCGATGCTCTATCAGGAGAGATGCAAAGACAACGTGAAGAGACTGGTATGTATCAACCAGACTTTACACCGTTTGGTGGGTACGATAACCCAATAGAAACAAAGACATGGTGGGGTAGGCAACTACGTGGTTTAGTACACTTTGGCTCATTAGCAGTCGGTACTATAGCAGCAGCTAAGGCTATTGCAGCTACAGGTATTGTCACTATCCCAGCTGGTTTAGTTGCACTAACCAAAGCTAACTTTGTTAGAGGTGCAGCAGTAGGAGCTGTGTCTGACCTTATATCTAAAGAGTCAGACGAGCAAAACGCCTTGGGTGCGTTACGTGATAGATATGGTTGGGCTGACACACCGTTAGCTACAAAAGATACTGACCATCCTGTTATGATGAAAGTAAAAAACATCGTAGAAGGTATGGGCATAGGTCTATTTTTTGACGGTCTAGCTTATACACTTAAGAAAGGCTCACAACCAGTAATTAAACAGATTAGAGATAGAAACAAAAGTCTAAAAGATCAAACAGTTCAAGCTGGTATTGCACAACTTAGACGTGGTGAAGTTGAGTTTAGAGCTGATAAAAATGCTCCAACATCTCAACCACACCAAGGAGCACACATATCCGAGGTTGAACCGCAAGTAGCTCGAGATCAGCTATCACGCACACGTAATGAGTGGGGTTCAGAAGAAGGATCAACTGGTTCTGTAACTACACCGGTAGAACGTGAACGTATTGCTCAATATGGTGAAACAGATGATGCAACAGTTGAGCGTATATACAAAGGCTTAGTAAGTAGTGAAAAGTTTGCAAAAGACTTAGAGGCTGCAAAAGGAGATAGAAAAGCATTAGCTGCTACATTTAGAGAAGCTGTTGAAGGGCATCAACGTATAACACAAGGTAGAAATCCTATAGATATGTCGCCACAAGAATATCTAAAAGAATTGTACGAATCAAACGATGTTATTGACGGTATAGATGTATGGACATCTAAGAATGTAGTTATAGCTGACCTTGTAGCAGGCACATTGCTTAGACAGCTACGAGATCTAGGAACAGCAGGCAGAGAAATAGCAGACCTAGTAGATATATCTGATATAGATGGTCCAGCCAAGCAAGTTGTTGATACTATGCTTACTGCGTTGTATGAAACTAAGAAAGCTAGATTTGTTAAGTCAGACTCATTTAGAGCATTAGGTGCTGGTAAAAAAAGTAAAAAGGCTATAGATGAAGTCATGACAGAAGAAATGGCTGATGCTAGAGAGTCTATTATGTCAGTCCTTAAGATTGCAAAAGATGATGCAGATGATAACTTGCTAAATGCTTTGTTTGAAGCTTTCTCTATGATGAAAGATGTAAACTCATTAGAAGACTTTGACAGGTGGGCACGTACTATACTTAAAGGTGGTGCACTTGAAGCTGGCGGCATAGAAAGAACTGGAGCTCTTATACGTGAGCTAGAGGGTGTTATGACCCATAGTGTTTTGTCTGGCCCTAAGACACCAGTCCGAGCAATCATGGGTACATCTACTGCAACATTTTTAAGACCTTTATCAACTGCACTAGGAGCTGTTGTACGTTACCCATTTGAGGGTGACACTGCAACACTAAGATCTAGTTTGGCAGCTGTAAATGGCATGATAGAAGCTATACCTGAGTCATTTGAATTATTTAGAACAAGACTCAACTCATACTGGAAAGGTGATATACGAAGTATAAAAACAAGATTTTCTGAGTACACACAGGCAGACGATAACTGGGAGATACTAAGACGTTGGGCAGAAGATAGTGGTAGAGCCAACGCTGGCGAAGTAGCAGCATTTAGAGTTGCTAACATAGCACGTCAGATGAACAATACCAACATGTTGACATACTCTACAAAGCTTATGGCTGCGACTGACGATGCTTTTGCATACATTATAGGACGTGCAAAAATGCGTGAGAAAGCCATGCGTAGAGTTTTAGATATGCAAGGTAACGGTATCGAAACACCAAAGATTACAAAAGAGTTGATGAAAGCATACGAAGATGACTTCTATGCACAAGTATTTGATAATCAAGGTAACATTGTAGACGAAGCTACAAAGTTTGCACGTAAAGAAGTTACACTAACACAAGAGCTTACAGGCTTTGCAAAAGGTCTAAACGATGTATTTACTGCTACACCACTAGCCAAACCATTCTTTTTGTTTGCTAGAACTGGTGTTAACGGACTTGCACTAACAGGTAAGTATACACCCGGTTTTAACTTCTTAGTCAAAGAGTTTAACGACATAGCATTTGCAAACCCTAACGATTTAGGTAGTGTATCTAAGTATGGTATTTTTACAGCAGAAGAGTTAGCAAACGCTAGAGCTTTACAAACAGGCCGATTGGCAATGGGTGCTGGTGTCGTATTTATGGCAGCACAGGCTTGGATGCGTGGTGATCTCAACGGTAACGGCCCAGTAGATAGACAGAAAAGACAAACTTGGATAGACGGTAAGTGGGAGCCTAGAACCATACGAATAGGTGATACACGTATTGGTTATGATAACTTTGAACCATTCAACCTAATTATGTCTACAATAGCTGACGTAGGTGACGCAAGCGAACTTATGGGCGAAGAGTGGACAGAAAACCAATTAGGTAAAATATCTCTTGTCGTAGCACAAGCTATTACAAGTAAGTCTTACCTAGCAGGCATACAGTCATTTGTAGACTTGTTTGGTGGTAGACCGGGACAAGGGCCACGTATTTTAGCATCATTAGCTAACAATACTATACCTCTTGCTGGACTACGTAACGAAATGGGTAAATTATTTACACCATATATGCGTGAGATAAACTCAGGTATTGTACAGTCTATACGTAATAGAAACTTACTTACAGAAAAATTAGGTGGTGCTAATCAGTTACCTATAAAGTATGACTTACTTACAGGTAAACCTCTAAAAGATTGGGACTTTTTAACTCGAGCATACAACGCTGTTAGCCCTGTAACTTTAAACTTAGAGCAAAGCGAAGGTAGAAACTTTTTGTTCAACAGTGGTTATGATCTACGTATGTCTACATACTATGCACCTGACGGCACTAATCTAACCGATACACCAGAAATTAGATCATTGTTTCAACAAGCTATTGGTATACAAAACTTAGAGCTAAAATTAAATAAACTAGCCAAAGATAAAAAAATACTAGCTTCTATGAACGAAATGTACTTTGACATAAAATCTGGTAGACGTGGTGACTTTGATGCTAGAGATTATTACCACAATAGAATGATAGATAGACTCTTTTCAGAAGCTCGTAGAAAAGCATGGGCATCTATAAGAGAAAACTCTAATGTATCTGCACTGATCGAAGAGCAGAGAGAGCAAAAAGTTGACAAGCTTAAAAAGCGAGTTGCTACAACAAACATACTCAACATACCTAAATAAATGGCATCCTTTTTACCAACCTATACGGCAGACGGGTCAGCTACAAAGACAGGCATCAATATCAAAACCTTCAAAAAAGAGGATATAAAGGTTTATGTTGATGATGTTTTAAAAACAGCTGGCACTGGCACAACTGCTGGTTCCTCCCACGATTATGAAATACAATCTTACACTACAAACTCATTTAATATTGGATGGGTTACTAATAAAGAACCTACTAGCCCATCGAAGGTTCGTATTGTAAGAGATACTGTTATATTAAAAGCAGACAACTCTGATGTAGAGGGTAAGGCAGTTTACACAGCTGGGTCTTCAGTTAAGGCTGGTGATCTTAATGCTAACCAAAACCAAGCTTTACGTGCACTTGAAGAGTTAGACGATCAGAAGATACAGAAATATGATATAGACGCTGATGCAGTAACTACTACTGAAATCAGAGATAATACTATTGTAAACGCTAATATTAGTACAACTGCTGCAATAGCTGGTACTAAAATTGCACCGGACTTTGGTTCACAAAATATAGTTACAACCGGAACAGCTAGTTCTGGTAACTTAGGAGTAACAGGAAATATAACTGTCTCAGGAACTGTAGACGGCAGAGATGTTGCAACCGATGGTAGTAAACTAGATGGTATAGAAACTGGTGCAACAGCAGACCAAACATCGTCTGATATAAAAACATTATTAGCTAGCGACAACTTAACAGATGCACACTTAGCTGCAAACTCTGTTGGAACTAGCGAAATAAAAGATGATGCAGTTACAAACGATCAACTAGATAACTCTATTGTAAGTGCTATAGCTGCTAACACATCGAAGACTACTAACCAAACTCACACAGGTGATGTTACTGGATCAGTTGCTCTTACTATTGCTAACAATGCAGTCACTACAGCTAAGATAGCTGACAATGATGTTAATGACGATAAGCTATCTCACACAGGTGTAACAGCCGGTAGTTACGGTACAACTACATCTATTCCAACAATAGTTGTAAATGCTCAAGGTCGTGTAACCTCAGCATCTGGTAATACTATTGATACAAATTTAGTTGCAGATACATCACCACAACTTGGTGGCAACTTAGATGTACAAACAAGAGAAATAACAACCAGTGGTACTAACCAAGACATTACGTTAACGCCTACAGGTAGTGGTACAGTTACTGTAAAAGGTACAGGAAGTGCGTCTGGTACTGTAGAAGTAAATACAGAAACTAACGCTAAATCTATCAAGATACAAGCACCAACTAACTCTAATCTTGCGGGTAACTATACACTTACTTTACCTGTAAACGACGGAGACAATGGTCAGTTCTTAAAAACAGACGGCCTTGGAGTTCTATCTTGGGATACTGTATCTGGTGGTGGAGGCGGTGGAGGCACTGCTGCACCAAACAATATAGTTACTTTGTCAGAAAGTGTAGACGGCAACCGTACTGACTTTAGTATGTCAGTCACACCAGCTAGTGCACAAAACTTAATTGTAAGTGTAAACGGTGTTGTACAAAAACCAAACGCTGGTACAACAATCGCTGGTAGTGCAGAAGGTTACTGTGTAGATGGAGCTACACTTAAATTTGCTACAGCCCCTGCTAATGGATCTAGTATATTTATTATAGAGCATGCAGCTACAACAGCCTCTGACAGGATTGTTGAAGGTAACTCTAATGTAGATATATTCGACGACAACTCTACATCACGTGCTGTTGTTAACCTAGATGGTGCTGAGAAATTTAGAATCAACGAAGGTGGACAGATTGGTCTTGGCGGTGCTAACTATGGTACAGATGGACAGGTACTAACAAGTCAAGGCTCTGGCGCAGCTGCACAATGGGAAACATTACCTACCCAGAACCCTAATGCTATAGATAATGTTGTTGAGGATACAAGCCCACAGCTTGGTGGTGACTTGGATGTACAAAATAGAAAAATTACTTCAACTTCAACCAACGCTTCTATTAACTTAGAACCAAACGGTAATGGCGTAGTAGCGGTTAGAGGTGCTGGTGGTGCAGACGGTACGTTACAACTTAACTGCTCACAAAACAGTCATGGTGTAAAGATCAAGTCCCCTGCTCATAGTGCTGGTGCAAGTTATACACTTACACTTCCAACCACAGATGGTAACGCTAACCAAGTTCTTAAAACAGATGGTAGTGGTGTCTTAGCTTGGGTTGACCAAACTACAGATACAAACACAACAGAGCTTGTTACTGATACATCACCGCAGCTAGGCGGTACTTTAGCAAGTAATGGTAACAAAATTCACATGGCTGATAACGACCATATATATGCTGGAACTGGTCAAGATTTACACATATGGCATGATGGTACGAACTCTTATATAACTAGCAATAATGGATTCTTACAAATTAATGCAGCCTATAACGAAATAGGAGTTAAGTTATTACCTAACGCAGCCGTAGAGCTATATTACGACAACAGTAAAAAGTTTGAGACAATTTCAACTGGTGCAACAGTTACAGGTTCGCTTGGAATCAATACAACAAGCCCTGATGCTATTTTAGAAGTTACAGATGGTGGTTCAGAACCACGTTTAGTAAGAATACATAATTCATCTACAAATGGTTCAGCAATACAATTTACTAATACTGATACAGGAAATTCAACAAATCAAGGTTTATTTCTTGGTTTAGGTGCTTCTGGTGACGCAAATGTATGGCATCAAAGTAATTACAATTTACTTTTTGGTACTAACAATGCAGAACGTATGCGTATAAACACAGCTGGTCAATTACTGAGTGGTATAACAACTACTAACTCAAGTGATGCTAATGCTATTTTTGCTGGTGGTGGTAATGCTGGATCAAATAATTATGGAAAAATCTATTTAAGTGCAGCCGAAACCAACCCCGGCCCTAATACTGCACTGTCATTTATTGGTACTTCTAGAAATGATGTTAGTAATAACGCAATCGCATTTATAGGTGTTCATTCTGACGGACAACACGCAGGTAATGATTATCCAACAAGATTTGGTTTCTTTGTTACAGCAGATGGAGCAAGTGGTGCTACTGAAAGATTAAGGATTCATTCTGGTGGAACTGTTAATATTCCCGGTGGTCTTACTCTCGGTCAATCAGTAACGAGCACTGCTTCAAGTAATACACTTGACGACTATGAAGAAGGTACATTTACCCCTAACTGGCAAGGTACAAGCTATGGTGGAACAACAACTACAACTCAAAATTACGGAAGCTATACAAAAATAGGTAATACTGTACACATTCGGGTGTACAGCGAAATTAGTAGTACAACTGCAAGTGGATCATGGATAATGCACGGCTTACCTTTTAGCTCTGCAAATGCTCTTACTGGTATTACTACTGGTAGTTGTATGCTAGAAAATTTTAATTTTGATAGTAGTCGCACGTGGGTCGTTCCTTATAAAAATTCTAACACAAGTTCCTTATACCTTTACGCATCTGGAGACAGTCAAAGTTGGTATTCGTTGGGCATTGGCGAAGACACCACTTTTGCTATTATATTAGGTATTACTTACAGAGCATCATAAATTATGGCATTAACAAAAATTTTACAAGAAGGCATTAAGGATGGCGAAATCGTTAATGCTGATATAAACGCAAGTGCAGCGATAGCTACGTCCAAAATATCTGGACTAGCTACGTCTGCCACCACCGATACAACAAACGCATCAAACATAGGATCTGGTAGCTTGGCTAATGCTAGGCTAACCAAACCTATAGACTTTGCTGATACTGAAAAAGCAAGGTTTGGTAATGGTAATGATTTTGAAATTCAGCATGACGGTACAAATAACGTACTTAAAACTACTACAGCAGCAGAAATTCAGTTAAACTATAGTGCTGAAAACATGGCTCGTTTTTTACCTAACGGTGCATGTAATTTATACTTCGACAACAGTAAAAAGTTTGAAACTTACGGTGATGGAATAAAAGTTCATTCAAATAATGCAGTACTAGAACTTAAATCTTTAAATAGTGGTACATCAACATCCTTCATAGTATTTTATGGTTATAGAGCTACTAATGATGTAGGCCGTTTAGGAGAACTTCAGTTTGTAAACCAAAGAGATAATGATGTACAAGCAGAAATAGAAGTTATTGCAAATGGTGATACTAATTCATATTTTGATTTTAAAACCAATAATGCTGGTCTTAGATCACTAAGAATACACAATACTGGTACACAGCTACCTGATAATTTTACAGCTAATTACGGTAATGGTAATGATTTACAAATTTATCACGATGGATCACATTCTAGGATTGTAGATTCTGGTACTGGTAACTTAAATATTCAAGGTTCACAGGTTACAGTTCTAAATGCTGCTGGTACTGAAAATATGATTAAAGCAGTTCAAGACGGAGCAGTAGAGCTATATTATGATAATAGTAAAAAATTTGAAACTCGTAGCAATGGTATATTAGTTACGTCAAATGGAGATGCAGCAATTAATATTCAAGCTCCTAACGATATTTCTCAATCTAGACTGATATTTTCTGACCAAACTAATACAGACGGAATAGTAACTTATGACCATAATGAAAGAAAGCTACATTTAGGTGCTGGTACTTCAACAGCTACAGATGGAGATATAACTATAGATTCGTCTGGGAAAGTAGGTATAGGTACAGCAAGTCCATCTGCAACTGCTATTGGCGGCAATACTGTAAATGGAGTTTTACATATAGATTCCTCCGGTGCTGATTCTGCTTCTGCAATTAAATTAGGAGGTAAAGATGGTAATAGTAATAGTAATTATGTTCAATTAGGTTGGGCAGGTGCTCATAATAGATTCGATATTACTGTTAATGGAAACCAAGCATTGCAAGTACAAGCTAACAAAGACGTAGAGGTAACAGACGGAAACTTAGTAATTGGAACTTCTGGACATGGTATTAGCTTTAGTGCTACATATGACGGGTCAAATGTTGCTGGGGTAAGTTCAACATCTGAATTGCTAGATGATTATGAAGAAGGAACTTTTCAACCAATCTTAAAAAGATTAATGACTAATAACGTTACAGAAACTAATTTCTATACTCAAAGCATTCGTCAAGGTAACTATGTAAGAGTATCAGATAAAGTATGGATAACAGGAAGAATACATTGGGATGGTGGTTCTACTGGTAGTGGTTCTTTAATTTTGACAAATTTACCATTTACTGTTAACACTGGAGGTGCAAATGAAGTTCCGTTAGTTGTTGGTTATCGAGATGGTCTTAACTACACCAATGTTACTGGCTATGGAGTGCAGAATATGAACAGATTTATGGTGACTTGGTTTGATAGTAATTCTACATACACTATACCTCCTAGTGCTACAGATAGTTCTGGAGGCTTTTACTTTACCGCACACTATGAACTTGTATAGACCGAGCTACGTCTATAAACTAAGCCTAAACCTGTTTTAATCGGAGATTAATCCTAATGGCATTAGCCGAATCAATCGAATACGACAAGATAGAAGTTGTCGGTCAATATAAAGCGGTACAAGTCCGCAAAGCAACAGTCATCAAAAAAGATGGTGTAGAACTTACAAGATCTTTTGAGAGACATGTACTACATCCAGACTCAGACATAAGTGGTGAACCAGCAGAGGTTCAATCAATATGTAATGCAGTCTGGACAGACGCTGTAAAAGCAGCTTGGACAGAGTTCCAAAAAACACAAAAAACACCCGGATCATAAATGACTATAACAAAAACTTGGGAAGTTAACACCCTACAAAGAGAACTTGCAGATGGATACGTAAACAAAGTTATCTATCGTGTAATAGGCACTGACGGTACATACTCTACAAGAGCTACTGGAGAAGTAGATTTAGAGAAGCCAGAAACCCTTATACCTTACAAAGACCTTACAGAAGAAACTGTAATAGGTTGGGTCAAAGCAAAGCTAGAAGCTGGAGAGTCTGGCAGTGTAGCTAAAATAGAAGCTGCAATAGATGCAAACATAGGCTTACAGAAAACACCTGTACACGGCACTGGTGTACCTTGGTAGAGCTACCCACGATAAAATTACCACCCGCTTTTACCGTGCAAACCCCATCTTTACCTCTCCCTACAGCCGATGTTCCCTCATATCAACCTTTGGTCGTACCTCCGCAAGATTTACGAAGACCCGAAGGCACAGAGGAGGTGCGGACAGAAGAGAACCCACCACCAAAAATACATTTTCCGCCCTTACCTAGTATCACTTTACCATCGCAAGAAGTCTTAGTCGCTGCATCGGTTACTGCTGTAACTGCTGTAGCAGCTGCGACTGTTACACAACCTGTAATCAATGCGTTGAAAGATAAAATACAAAAGTTCTTACAAGGCAAGATAAACAA